CCGATAATCTGCGCCTCGGTGAAACGGCTCTTCCTCATGCGTCTGCTCCTTACAGTGACAGACTCTACATCAAAATGAGGGAACTTTCGGGGGGCAGGTCATCTAGGATAATCTTTGAGAACAAGTCTCTCTATTCCCGCCAGGCGAGGTGGATCATCAGCCGAATAATGATAACCTTCCTTATCCCTGCTCAAAGCCCTCTCACTTGGATAAATCCATGTACCGACTGTCCGCTCCCTGTCGATGACATCATAATTATTGATACAATTCATCAGCCAATAGGGTTCGTCGATCTTCACGCCAAAGCCGTGCGGAAAGCCGTCTCTGTCGACCCGTTGACATCGATAGGCCGTCACCGGAATATATTCGATCCTCGGAGATTGAAGATCATCCAATATCCGTTTGATCGTGTCCGAAATCAGGAAACAGCCGCTCCCTCCTTGCTGCATGACCGGTTCGACAGGATATTTCTTGCTGTAGCGCAGCATGGCATAGAGGCGATCCGGCAAGTCCGGCGCGATGGGCATCAGCGACATTCGCCGGGAAGCCGAGAGTCGGGGCAAATACGCCTTATCATCGATCGGCTGCGTATAGACAGTGCCCGCTTCTGCTCTCGGCGGGTCGAACTGGATAAGCGTATCGATAAAATCCTGACTAGAGATCATTTCAAGGCCCGTCATCGTCTCGAGTTCCTCTGCTGTTCGCTCACCATCGCTGTTCAGCCCTCTATTCCGGCGTCTGGGATGGCCACGCAGTGGTGCTATTTTCGTACTTTTTAGCCTGTTCCAAGACCTTGAGGCGGCTAGCCGCCTCTGCCAACCCTCTCTGCTGTAATCCCTTGCCTATTGGTTGCACTGTCCCGCGCCGCCCCTTCCCAAGGGGCGGAGCATAAACCCAAACCCGCCCGCCACTATCAATCGACGCCATGCGATAAAGTTTAATTGCACGTCCGCTATCCTGCGGCACGCCGTTGCCTTCCTCAAATCGTATCCCAAGATCGAGTTGCGCCCTTTTATTCCCCGTTTGCGCCCGCCGAACGAGCATCTGCACCTCTTGAACGGTCGCCCCAGGGATCATAGAAATACCCATATAGCTGGACCGAGCACATCCGGTGACACTCAGGAGCCCGGTTCCGCCCAACCACAAAGCGAAGCACATCCGGGTCAGACACAGCTTCATCTTTCTCTCCCAGCTTCATCCAGCGACTGTACAATTGGCGAAAGCAGGTACTGAATAATCCGCCGCTCACCGGTCTTGATCTCAGCCTGCACAGCCAGCCCAGGCCCAATCGACTGATCGTTACCAGCCACCTTGATAGTACGCTGCTTCAAACGAATAACCCCCGCATCATCCAGTTCATGACAGAGGCAGACCGGATCGCCGATACCGATCCGGCAGGGTATCCCAAGGCGTTTCTCGATACGCTCAAGGACCCTGATCTCATCTGGGACAAAGCGTTCCGCACTCACATCCCGCGGCGCTCGCAGCACCTGCTGATCGCCCTGTTTCTGACGTCCGAATACGGCTCGGAGATCGACGATCTCGAGGAAGTCTTTACCGGCATTCACCCGGTCCTGTGCGCGAAATTCGGCGTGCCGTATGACCCAAAGGATTTCGAAGGCGCGCTCCGTACGGTCGAGGGCAGCTTCGTGGTGATTTCAGGAACAGTGGTGCGTTTCGTCAACCCGTCGGTACGGGACTATCTAGCGCGTTACCTGAGTGACAAGGCGTTGTTGTCTCTGCTGGCCGAAGGCGTTCCCACGCTGCGAAGTGCGCGCAACCTCTTCGATCACTTCATGAAGCAGCCCGGTCCTACCAACGAGGGAATCACCACATTCGTTTCCAGATTTGTCCGGCTTTGCGAACGGTTTATAACGGTGGAGGTATGGAAGCGCATTCCGGGAGAAACATATCGCTCTCGAATGTACGAGCTACCGAATTCGGACCGCATAGACCTTCTCGTGAACTGGTGGCGGCTCTCGAGCGCCAAGCCGTTCATCGCAGCTGCGCAGACGATCGCCGACCGGGGTCGCGCTGTCCTGTCTGCGTGGGAGGACGGAAGGAAGCTGCCGGAAATTCTAGCCGGGCTGCGTGCAGCCCAGGCTCTGGGCGAGCCGACACCGTCTGAACTGATCGACGCTGTTCAGGCCGGGGTATCTGGTCTGCTTGCGACCGATCTCGATCCAGACGACATCAACTGCAAGGCCCAACGGGTCAATGCCTGCCCTTCATATCCATCAATGGCGCGCAGCATCTCGCCCGCCCGTTCGGGATCGAGAATGGCCGCGTGATGCTTGACCTTGGGTATGGTCAGCGCGCCACGAAGATCGCGCGTGGGATCACCGGTCGCCAATTGAGATGCCACTGCGTAACGAAATACCTGTCCGATGAAATTCAGCGCGCGTTTCGCGCTCTCATGCCGTCCCTTCTTCTCGATAGGCCGCAGGGCCAGCAGTACCTCCATCGGCTGGATTTCGGAGACTGGCCGCTTTCCTAGAACAGGAAAGACGAGCTTGATGAACCAGCGCCTTTTCTTGATGGTCGCTTCCGCGAGCCCTTCGCGCTCCTCCTTCTCCAGAAGCATTTCGGCCACCTTGGAAAAGCTGTTCTCCGCGCTGATCCTGGCGGCTGCCTTCGCCTTCTGTTTTTCGAGAGCGGGGTCCAAGCCAGCAGCATGCACTTCCCGCGCCTCGTCCCGCAATATACGGGCCCTCTTGAGAGACACATCCGGATAAGCGCCAAGGGAGAGTAGCTTTTCGAGCTTCTTGAACCGTCCCTGGGCATCAAGCCCGTCGATCCGAAATTTCAATCTCCATAGCCGACTGCCATTCGGACTGATCAGGAGGAAAAGGCCGCGCTCGTCGGCAACCTTGTAAGGCTTGTCCTGAGGCTTCAGCCCCCTGATTCCCGTGTCTGAAAGCGCCATCCGTCGACCATCCCATCTGCCTCGTCCGCTTCCTGGGGGTATCGCGTTTCACGCTTTAGCCTCATACCCCTTCCCAATACCCCCAATGGGGAACGGACAGGCATGGACGGCGACAAACGCACCTGACCAGAAAGAGCGAATTTTTAGCAGATTTCCGCCGTTTTTTCAACCTGAAGTGGATGCTGGCGGAGGGGGTAATGGTGCCGCTTACGTGACTCGAACACGTGACCCTCGCATTACGAAAACATCGGCTATTCAGGTTATCGGCCATGTTCTCCGGAATACGACCTTACTGAGAGAGCTCTGAAACCCGCAGTTTTCCGTTCGCAGATTTGACCTGCACCGGAAACGCACCGGATGCTCATTTCAGCGCCAGCAGTTTCGTCCGCGACGCAGTCGAGCTTCCGCGTCGCGCCAATCGACTCCTAATAGGGGGGCCGACGTGACGTCGCTGTTTTCTCATTCTTCGACTGCCCAAACCAATTCCACTAACCTCTCCGTCGATGGAGGGGCCGCATGACGGCCCGCTCGTTCGGTCATATCGCCGGCGGCCTTGCCGATCGCCGAAACCCGGATCGCGTCAAAACACCGCGCCGGAACAGCTATGATATTGACGACCAACGCTCCCAGGTCTTCAAGCCTGTCCGCGATGGCTGGGATTGGGTCGGCTCCGTCATGCAAGCCTTTGACGAACTGCTGCACCACCAGCGCACCAGCAGATACAAGGGACCAGACCGGTTGCAGGACGGTGATCGCCGCATCCTTTGGAACTTCCTGAAATGCATCGACTTCAAGACCGGACAGCTTGATCCCAGCTATCAGGAAATCGCGGATCGCGCCGGATGCCATCGCGCCACTGCCGTCGAAGCGTGCAAGCGCTTCGGCAAATGGCTCGGCCTGAAATGGGTTCGCCGCACGGTGAAGGCCGAAACGGCTGGCTTGGCCGGCCCGCAGCGTGAGCAGATCAGCAACGCCTTCTATTTCGATCTCGCTTCCGCCCCTTCACGCGTCTGGCAGGCCTTCAAGGTGGCAATCAAACGACGGGCCGTCAAAAAGCATGGGAAAGCGCCTCAGGGCCTCAACAAAGCCAGGAAGACCGCAGATCACGCACCCCTCCTCGCCGGACTGAACGCGCTTGAAAAAGCGGTCGATCTCAAAGAGCGAGCGCTAGTCGGAAGTCCCGACACTATCCCGGTGTAGAAGTAAAAAGGGAGAAAGGACTGCCTACGGCAGACGTCGATTTGAAGGGACCATCACCACTGTCGCCTGCAAGGGCCGCCAAACACTCTCGACGCACCGTCGGGGGCCGGTGCCGCTTACGCGTCACCGATGGCTTCCCAGGGGGAACCATAGGTTGGGATCGCCCTTCCCTTCCACAGCAGCGCCAACGGCATCGTAGCTGCATCGAATTGCATCAAACGGGTGCGCGTGGGGATCGGCTTTTGACCCGGGCACTGAGCCGCCAGGCTCCGCTTCTCGCCACTGCATCAAAACCGATATGAAAAGCGCGCGGGCGAGGTGGGGGGAAAAGCGCGATTTTCGGGGCTGCAGCGTGGCGAGTGATTTCGAGCCGATACTTTATCCATTCATCTCAAGGATATCGGCGGAGTGTACAACATCTGTTAGTCGCGCTGAATTTTAAAGAGAGGCATTCGGTAGAGATGGATCCTGTCCGCAAGAACCTGGAAGCGCTGATCGCTGCGCGCGGAGAAAGCTACTCGGGTCTGTCTGAGCTCATTGGCCGGAATTCTGCCTACATCCACCAATTCATACGGCGGGGCACGCCTCGGAAGCTTAGCGAGAATGACCGCCGCATCCTTGCCAAATATTTCGGTATTTCTGAAGAGTTGCTCGGCGGGCCAGCGCCCTGTGCCTCAGTCGAGAGGCGGCCACAAAGAATGTGTTCCGTGCCTGTTTTGCCATTGGGCGCATCAGCCGGTGCCGGGGCGATTGATCCAGTCGAGCAGCCAAGTTCCAGTATCAGCTTTGATGATCGATGGTTGCGACAGCTCGGCGTCAGGCCTGGCCGCGTGTCGATCATTCGCGTTGAAGGCGACTCGATGACTCCCACCCTTTGCGACGGTGATGAGATCATGATCGACCATGACGATGGTGCTGAAAGGTTACGAGAAGGACTTTATGTCTTTCGCATGGATGGCGTGCTGATGGTAAAACGGCTCACTCTTGGGCCGCGTCGCGGTCAGCTTTGCGTCAGCAGTGATAATCCCACTTATCCCCGCTGGCCTGACGTTGCCCTGGACCAAATGATCATCGTTGGCCGCGTAGTCTGGTTCGCCCGCCAGCTTCGGCGCCGCTGACCGATGCGGTAAAAATCCACAGCAGAATGCCAATTTTGTATAGGATTTTCCTATACCTTTTCACATATGACTCCTTGGCATTAACTATCTTAGATAGGCTAGGGGGAACTAAGTGGGTCGTGCTCGTCCGATGTTTGATATGGGCGACAGCCTGGCTGCCGCTCAGAGCTTTAGAATGGCTCAAGAGTTTGTAGAGCGCGCAAAGGCATTGGATACCCTTCAGGATCTCGCCAGCCTTCTTGAGGCGACAGCGAAGGATATGAGCTTCGACTATTACGCCTTGATTCATCATGTAGATCACAGGCTCAGCGTCAACGGTGCCGCTTCTGTGAGGTTGGAAAATTACCCTCGGCCTTGGGTTGAGAGGTTTCTCGCCCAGCAACTCTATTCATGGGATCCCATCCATATCGCGAGCTATGCGACCAATCTGGCCTTTGCCTGGTCTGACGTCCCAGAGATGATCAACCTGAGCAGAAAACATAAAGCAGTGCTGGCCAGCGCCGCGGATGAGGGGCTGGGAGATGGTATCACTGTCCCCGCCAATCTGCCGGGAGAGGCCAATGGTTCCTGCAGCTTTGCTGTACGCACAGGAAAATCGCTACCGCGTGAACATATGGGAACGGTACAGTTGATCGGCGCCTTCGCCTTCCAGATGGCCCGAAACCTAGCTCTTGAGGCAACGCGGTCCATTAGGACTCATGAGCGCATCAGCCTGAGCCCTCGGCAACTCGACTGCATCCTTCTGGCGGGAAGAGGCAAGTCCGATTGGGAGATAGCGACCATCCTGGGCATTAAAGAGGATACCGTCACTGAGCATATGAACACTGCCAGAGAACGGTACGGCGTTGCGCGTCGAATGCAGTTGGTCCTTCGCGTAGTGCATGACGGGCAAATAGCATTGTCGGATCTGCTTTGATCTTCCCCTCCCCCCTTTAGGGGGGTTTTTATAATTCTCCATTTTGGAAATAAAGAGCCTCCATTGCGGAGGAATTAATGTTAAATGTAGTCAAAATTGATAATAAATCTCATTTTCCGGACGAAATATTTTCAATGTTTCGTGACAGAAAGCGAGTTTTCGTTGACATACTGAAATGGGATATTCCTTACAACGATCTTATAGAGCAAGATCAATTTGATGATGATTATGCAGAATATTTTATTGTTTCTGATCCTCAAACAAAAGAACATCTCGGGTCCGTTCGATTATTGAGAACCGACCGTCCCCACATTCTCGGCGACATCTTTCCGGAACTGTGTGACGTTCCCGTGCCCCGGGGGCCTTCAATCAGAGAGATTACCCGGCTGTGTCTTTCCCCCAAACTTCGTGCCGGCGGCCGTCGCGAGGTTCGCAACCGCTTGGCAACCGCACTTGTGGAATATGGGCTGCTGACGGGCATCACGAGTTACACTGGCGTCGCCGAAATGGGCTGGCTGACACAAATCCTTGCGCTCGGCTGGCACTGTTCTCCCCTGGGTCTTCCAAGGTCCATGGGCAAATCGCAACTCGGTTCGCTCCAAATCCACATTGCGCCTGAAACGATCAATCTACTGCGCCGTGCAGGCACCTATGCCACATCCGGCCTGAAGCTCGGCCTTTAAACGCAGGCCGCGAAACCTCACCCAAAAGGAAGAAGTTATGTACTCACCGACTAGCATCGGTGCGGCCGATGGCGCGCGCCTCGACGAACTGACTTCGGTCTATTCTCAAAGCCTAAGGGCAAACGGCTACGTCGTCGTTCCGGATCTGATTGATGCGCGAACCATGGCGGATCTGAACCTTCAGCTGCGACGGCGCTTCGATGATACGCCTTTCTGTGACGGACCATTTTACGGAACTACCACGAAAAGATTCGGCCGCCTGCTCATTCGCTCTCCCCACGTGGCTAAGCTGGTGCAGCAAGAGCTCATCATGGCGATCGCGCAGGAAATTCTTCAGCCATATTGCGACGTCATCCAACTCAATCTTACTCAGGCCATAGAGGTGCATCCCAACTCACCGGTGCAGGTGCCGCATCGTGATCAGGACATGTGGCAGGGTCCGAAGGGCGAAATCGAATATCTCGTCAATGTGATGTGGCCGACCACCAACTACACAAGAGAAAATGGCGCAACGGTCATATGGCCTGACAGCCACAAAAAGCAGGGAGAGATGATTTTAGCCGATGATGAGGCGATCCAGCCGGAAATCACTCCCGGTTCCGCTCTTATCTTCCTTGGGTCGACATTGCATGGGGCTGGAGGAAACCAGAGTGACCAAATCCGACGGGGGCTGATCGTCAGCTACAGCCTTGGATGGCTGAAGCCCTATGAAAACCAGTGGCTCACTTATCCGCCGGAGGTAGCGCGCGATTTTTCACCCGACCTCGCCGCATTGGTCGGATACCAGCAGCATAGGCCGAACCTCGGTAACTATGAAGGGCGATGTCCGTCTATCCTGTTGCACGACGATGTGCCGGATCATCTGCAGCCCGTCGATGCGCTCCGTCCCGACCAGATCGAACTTATCTCTGAGTACAGGGCGCAGCAAAGGAACACTCGGGCGCCGTATCCGACGGGAGGGCGTTGATGGGCCAGGAACTGCCCTTGCACTGGAGCGGCACGAAAAGCGACCTGGAGAAATTGGCCGACGAATTCGTTGCAAAGCTGAAGTCGCGGGTCGGAGAGGGACGATTGTTTTCCACGGACAGCGTCGATGGCCCTCCTCTGAATAGGATGATGTTTGCGCAAACGATCATCAAACGACGCCGCGAACGGGAGAGGTTGCTTGGCGCTGACCTCTTCAGCGACCCGGTCTGGGATATGATGCTCGACCTGTTTGTGAGCGCCAGGATCCCTAAACGAGTGAGCGTTTCAAGCCTTTGTATCGCTGCTACGGTTCCGGCTACCACCGCCCTCCGTCATTTGAAGGTGATGGAATCGCGTGGCATCGTCATTCGGACGAAGGATCATTTGGATCAGCGGCGATTATACATCAGCCTGACGGCAGAATGGGACGAAAAGATCGATCAACTGCTGGGGTTATGGTCCCATTCGGGAAGGGGAGCCGAATGTCCCGGCAATGCTGCAACCGCCATACTGAGATAAGCGCTGGCTTGCCACATTCCCAACTGATCGAGGCGAACAAGATTCGCCTCGATCTCCTTGGCGATTACCGCCAGCTCTGCATCCTTATCCAACACCTTGACGTCGAACATAGCGGGCCTCGGTCGATCGCTGTCCGGCGCACTTAACCTATGCCAATTTTGGTTAAAAGAAAAAATACTCAGATTCGTCTAGCGGTGAGTTTTGGTTACGATTAGGGCGACAGGCATGCGTTATCGATGGAGAGACCGCCGCGCCGATCTGGAACGACCATCCAGTCCCTGGCCTTACAGGATCGAAGCTGCTCTGATCGGTTTTTTGATGGCACTCGCGGCAGGCACCTTCATCTATGAACGGCTTCGTTAGCGGGAAGTCACATCGTAGATTGGCTCCGCGCTCCAAATCGCACCGCCTCGACGCCGATCATGTCGTTCAATTCCAGGAAGACCGACTGCAAGGGCTGGATTTCCAGTTCAAAGAAGGCATCAGTCGCCTTCGTCACGTCGCCAAAGCCGCCGGCGTTCGCGGGCACGATGCCCAGCAGCTGGGGCGGAACGCGGTGCGCGGCCAGGATGTCGTCGCGGGTCGTGTTCTTGATCCCCAGGAATTCGTCCTTCGCGCCGGCCTCCGCGATCGGCAGTAGCTTGACGCCGTTTTCCTTACCGGCGGGGGCATGCAGCAGCAGATTGCGGAAATTGCCCGGTCCCTTCGACCGCTGCAAAGCCTCGCGCATACCGTTCACGTCGCCATCGGCAAATTGCCCCATCAGATAGAGGATGTAGCCCGCATGGCTCCCGTTCTCATAATAGCGACGCCGGAACAGGGTGGCGTTTTCGTTCAGCAACGCCGACTGGATGGCCGGCACATATTCCGGCACTCCATAGAGTTCCTGGTTCACGTCTTCGGCCATTAGCTGATGCACGGTCTCCGGCGCGAACTCGCTTTCCGCCTGATGCCCCGGCACCCAATAAAACCGGCCTTCCTCGACACCGCGCCGCGTATATTTCGCCAGGCAATGGTCGAGGCGCATCGTGCGACCCAGGCGGTTCGGGATTTCCTGCACGTAGCCGTTGCCCAGCACCAGATAGTCTTGCGCTAGCGCGCGGAAGTCGCGGCGCGACAGAAAGGGCGTGGGAATGAAGCTGGCCGCCAGCATGTTCTTTTTCAGCATGATGGCGCTGCTGTGATGCGGCGAAGCGCGAAGCGTCCGCGACAGCCCCTCCATCGAAATCGGCGGCTCATACCAGCGTCCATTGTGCCAGCATTCCAGCAGATCGAGCAGGGTCGCTCGGTTGACCGGCTCCGGCTCCCCAAAGGTGAAGGCGTCGATCGTCGGGCTGTTGTCATTGGTCGCGACGATCGAGCCCTTCGAAGCCTCGGCCACTTCCCTACGGTTCATGCGGCGCGCGCGCTTCGTCATTCGAATATCTCCAATGTGGCCGTCGGCGCTTCCTTGCCGTCCAGCGGTTCGTTCATGAGGATGTGCATGGTCGCCCAGGCAAGATCGGCGTGGCCATCCTGGCCGCCGCGCCCCGCCTTGAAGGTGATATTGCGCCCGCTGGTCGTCAGGGTCTTCTTGATCGAGACGAACGCGGACACGATGTCGAGCATGCCGGCGTCGAATGCGATGCGGCCACGGCGCACGACATTCTGCGCCTTCATGATCATGTGCTGTTTCAGTTCCAGCGAATATTCGATCTTGGCGACGACGCCGCCAGGCAGCGCGCCAGGCTTTGCCATGATCTGATAGACGCCGGCGCCCACGCCCCGCGCGTCGATGCCCAGATAGGTGCAGTTGTAGCGCTTCAGCATCGCCTTGATGAATTCGCCCTGCTGCTCGAAATCGAGGCCGCGCAGCTGGTGGCGCTCCAGGATACGGAACGTTCCGCCCTCGGCCGCCGGTGGCGCCGCGATGACCAAGGCGGCATTGTCGCCGTCCTCGCTTTCCTGTGGATCATAGCCGGCCCAGACAGGCCGGTTGCCGAACGGGCGCGCGCTTTCCGGATTAAAGTCGGTCCAGTCGACCAGGCTATCGCAGCCGCAGCGGATCAGGTCGTTGAATTTGAAGGCCGACTGGCTGTCGTCCACGAAGTCGCACATGAACAGGTTGGCGAATTCGTCAGGCGCATATTCGTCTTCCAGTTCCTCGATATCGAACAGGTCGCACCCGCCCGCCTGCGCGTCGCGGACGTTGACGATGTTCCGCCAGATGCGATCCGGCCCGACACTGCCCAGCGCGAGCGCAGCATGGCTGACATCGATTTTGATCTGTTCGGACTTCTTGCGCCGGCGGTTGCGCCTGTCGCCGGTCCAATAGGGATGCGCCGGATGCGCGACGCTGGACGGCGTCGAAAAATAGGTTTTCCGCCACTTCTTATGGGTCGCCATGCCCGAAGCGACCTTGTTCAATTCCTCGAACGAATGGACCCAGAAGAATTCGTCAAAATAGAAATTGCCATGGCGGCCCTGGGCGGTGCGGAAATTGGTCCCCAGGAAATGCAGTTCGGCCGCCGCTTCCTCCGCTGGGCGCAGGTCCGACGTGATCAGCATTGGGTCGCCGGTCAGCGCGACGCCGACCAGCTTGGCGAAGCTGACTATATAGGACCGGAACTGGTGCGCCTGCGCCTTTGACGCGGATAGGAAAATCTGGTTCCGGCCCGTCTCGATCGCGTCGATCAGCGCTTCGAAGGCGAAATAATAGGTCGCGCCGATCTGACGCGACTTCAGGATCATGCGCGTCCGCTGATCCTTCGCCTGCCACCAGCGATGCTGATAATCATAGAGGCCGTCGAGGAAGATGCGCTTCAGTTCGGCCGCCTGGTCGGCGGTGAAATGGTTCTTCTTCGGCTTCTTGCGCGGCCCCGCATTGCGGTTGCCGACCTTGGCGTTCAGATCGCCCTCGTGGCCGCCGGGTGCCTCATAGCGGCGGACCCGCGCGAGCGCTTCCAGCTGCCGGGTCAGAGCATCCATTTCGACCAGGTCGCCGGAGGTCTTCTTCTCCTTCGAAATCAGCGTCATCAGCCTGATTTCGAGGCAGTCTTCTATCTTGCGGATCGACGGCGCATCGTCCCAGCGCTGCCGCTGTTTCCAGCTTTCCACCGTCGCGCGCGGGATCGGCTTGCCCTTATGGACGATGCCGTGCAGCGCGAATTCCTCCGCGATCTGCGTCACGCCCCACCCGCGCCAATAGAGGCTGCGCGCATGACGCTCCGGGTCGAACTGCCAGAAGGCAGACGGCGCGCCGGGCTGGGGGGATTGCGTGGTCATCGCGGCGAACCATGCCGCGCCGCTAACCCACTGATCATGCCCGTCCATTTGTAGAGGCGGCCTCTACAAATGCTGAGGGTTGAGGATCAGCCCGCTCAACGCCCTTTCTGCACCGGTCAAACGCACGATCGCGCCGCCACGCAACCAAGGAACCGGAACCGACCATGGCAAAGAGCAAATTCTTCCGCGTCTTCGTAGAAGGCTTCACCGCTAGCGATGGCCGCAAGATCGAGGCCGCATGGATTGACGATATCGTCGCAACCTTCAACGCCGCCACTTACACGCCGCGCATCAACTGCGAGCATATCAAGGGCTTCAGCCCCGAACCGCCCTTCAACGCCTATGGCAGCGTTACGGCGGTCAAGGCCCAGACTGACGAACTGGAAATCGACGGGCAGAAGGTCCGCTGCCGCGCCCTCTACGCCCAGGTCGAACCGAACGACCAGCTGCTGAAGATCAATAAGGCGGGCCAGAAAATCTTCACGTCGGTTGAAATCAGCCCCGACTTCGCTGGCACCGGCAAGGTTGGCCTGATCGGCCTGGCCGTGACCGACAATCCTGCATCGCTCGGCACCGAAGCGCTGTCCTTCTCTGGGCTGAAGCCCATGTTCGACGCCCGCAAGGTGCATCCCGACAATCTGTTCTCGGCGTCGATCGAAACGACGATCGTCATGGAGCCGGAAGGCGCCGAAAATGGCAGCGTGGCCGACGCCATCAAGGCCGGTTTCGCCAGTCTCGCCACCATGTTCAGCCGCACCGAAACGGAAAAGCCGAAGGACGAGGCCAAGCCCAAGCCCGCGAACGACAACGGCTTCGACGTCGCCGCCTTCAGCGCCGCCCTCGGCGAGCAAGTCGCCGCTGCCGTCAAGCCAGCGCTCGACGCGGCGAACGCTGCCAACACCGCCGTCGCAGAACTCACCGCTAAGCTGGAAACCACCGAACAGCAGGGCTTTTCGCGCCAGCCCGCGTCGGGTGGCGGCGGCAACAGCGCCTATCTGACCGACTGCTGATCCTCCCTCCCGCGCCCTCCCTCCATCGGAGTTTCCCGATATGCTGACCTCTACCCGTCTGCTCCTTCATGCCTTCGTCGCCCAAGTGGCGAAGCTGAACGGGCTTCCCGCCGGCCTCACCGCGACCCCCGGCCAGCTGGCCGAATTCAACGTCTCGCCGGTCATCGAACAGAAGCTCCAGGCCAAGCTGCGCGAGGTCAGCGACTTCATGTCGCGCGTCAACGTCGTGCCTGTCGTCAACCAGCAGGGCGGCCGCGTCGGCGTGGGCGTCAATCGCTCGCTGGCAAGCCGCACCAATCGCTCCCTTGGCCACAAGCGCAGCCCGCAGGACGTCACCGGCTCCGACCAGATCGACCAGTATCTCTGCAAGAAGACCGACTATGATTATGCCTGGTCGTATGAATTGCTCGACGCCTGGTCGCATCAGCCGGAATTCCAGCAGCTGATGCGCGACGCGGTGCTGGCGCAGAAGGCCGAAGACGTCATGTGCATCGGCTTCAACGGCGTGGACGCGGCGGTGGAGACCGACCGCGAGCTATTCCCGCTGTTGCAGGACGTCAACTATGGCTGGCTGCACAAAATCCGCACCTATGCGCCGGCGCGCGTCATGGCGCACGGCACCAAGGACGCCCTGAAAATCTACGTCTCCGAAACCGGCACGGCGGATTATGTCAATCTCGACGCCCTGGTCTTCGACGCGATCCAGAACCTGATCCACGAACGCTATCGCACCGCGACCGACCTGGTCGTCATGGTCGGCAGTGACCTGGTCCATGAGAAATATTTCAAGATCGTCTCGGAGGCCGGCGACAAGGCAACCGAACAGGTCGCGCGCGACGTCCTCCTGTCGAGCCGCCAGCTGGGCGGCAAGCCGACTGTCCAGGTGCCATTCTTCCCGGCGGGCAGCATCCTCATCACCAGCTTCAAGAACCTGTCCTATTACTGGCAGATCGGCACCGCCCGTCGCGCCATCCAGGACAATCCGTCGCTGGATCAGATCGATAACTTCGAAAGCATCAACGACGCTTTCATGGTCGAAGAGTATGGCAAGGCCGCCCTGCTCGAAAACATCCAGCTTGGGCCGAAGGTTTAATCCTTCGGCTCCCGCCCGCCACCATCGAGCAGGAACGACATCATGACACCAGCACGTGCCCATCGGGAACGCATGGCCGCTCTCGCCGCCCAACGCGTTGACCCGAAACCGGTTGTCTCCTCCGATGGGGGCGGGCGATCCGCTCCCGCGATCATTGATCGCACCCCGGCGATGATCCACCGCGAGCAGGTCGCTGCGACGGCGATCGTCACCGCGCCCGAAACAGCGACGTCGGCCGAAGACCGCATCACCGCCCAGATCGTGCTGCGCCTGACCCATGACCTGCGCGACCTGAAGGAAATCAAGGGCGTCGATGCCAAGGTGGCGGCCAAGCGCCGGATGCTGCCCGAATATCAGGCATGGATCGACGCTATCGTGGCGGCCGATGCCGGCGCGGGCGAAGGCCTGATTGGTGAGGTCGTGCCGACCTGCATGGTCTGGCTGATCGACACCGGCGATTTCGCCGCCGCGCTCGACTTGGTGCCCTTCCTACTGAAGCACAATGTCGCCATGCCCGCCCGCTACAAGCGCGACGTGGCGACCGTCGTGGTCGATGAAATCACCGCCGCCGCCCAGAGCGTCCAGGCGCTGGGCGAAATCTTCCCGGCGGATATCCTCGCCCGCGTCGCGGACCTGGTCGACGGCATCGACATGCACAATGAGGTCCGCGCCAAGCTGCTGAAGGCCATCGGCGTCGAGCAGCTGCGCGCGGCGGAGGACATGGACGCCCAGGAAAGCCGCGCGCCGCTCGAAACGGCGCTGGCGACCCTGAAGGAAGCCCATCGCCTGTGGAACCGCGTCGGCGTGCTCGATCGCGTCAAGCGGGCGGAGAAGCTGCTGAAGGCGCTCCCGCCCATCCCCGACCAGAACAACGAACAGGGCGGCCAGCAGGCCGCCTGACAGGCTCGCCCCCGGCGCTCGGGGGCGGATCGCGCGAGGCGGGAGGTTTTCGAACCATAGGGCCGCCCTCTGCCCCGATCCCCACCCCCGTATGCCGGCGGGCCGGAAATCGGACGTAGACGCATGAGTTTCATCTCCCGCCCACCCGCATCGGAAATCGAGCAGCCGCCGGCGCCGGAAACAGTCGTCGTGAATGACGGCTTCTTTCCCGACGTCGATCCGGCGTCCGTGCGGGACGTCGCGCGCATCCCAACCAGCATCACGCCCGCGCGCCTGCGCGCCGCGATCCTGGGCGGCATCATGTCGGCCGAAATCGACCTGCGCCAATTCGCCGCGGATTGTCGCGCCGCCGGCTATGCGAAGCTGGCGGACGTCCCGGCGGACCAACTGGACGGCCAGAGCGTGCAGCTGATCCGCTACCAGCGCGCCATCGCCCTGTTCGCCAAGGCCGAACTGATCGAGCGCCACCGCGATTTCGATACGACCTCCGTCGGCGGCAACCAGGCCGACGAACTTACCCCCTCGATCGATGAACTCCGCCGCGATGCGATCCACGCGATCCGCGACATGCTGGGCAAGTCGCGAACCGGCGTCTGGCTGATCTGATGGCTGCCACGCTGCGCCCAAATTCCCGAAAACTCGTGGCCCGCCAGGGCGACAAGCTGGACCAGCTGCTGTTCCGCGACGCGGGCCTTGGCCCGAACGAACTGACCCGCGTCCTGGACGCCAATCCGGGCCTTGCCGACCTCGGCGCCATCCTCCCGCTCGGCACGGTCGTCATCGTGCCGGCGACCGCCACCGAAGCCAGCGCGAACCGCGTGCGGCCCCTCATTCAACTCTGGGACTGATCCATGGACCTGCGCACCCTTCTTCAATCGGCCCCCGATTTCATCGGCTCGCTGGCGCCCTCGCTGATCGGATCGGGCGTCGCCCAGGTCTGGAAACCGGGCCTGTCCTGGCGCCAGCGCTTCGTCCAGTGGATCGTCGGTTCCACGGTCAGCTTCTACGCGACCCAGGCCATCATCGAATTCACCGGCTGGAATGAATTCATCTCGCAGTCGATCGGCTT